CCAATGATATTGATTATGCAGAGGCTTTCGGAAAATGACCCTACTGGTATGATGTTAAAGGAATGGAAGACAATTAAACATATTTGTCTTCCAGCATCTACTGAGGGGGATGTAATACCAAAGAAACTTAAAGAACACTACATAGATGGATTGTTAGACCCAAAAAGACTGACACGCAAAACATTACAAGAAGCTAAAGACAAAGGAGATTATTTTTATTCGGGACAAATGATGCAATCACCTATTCCACTTGGTGGTGCTATGTTCCATGTAGAGAATTTGCTTGTAGAACCCATTCCACCTAAAAAGTGGAAAATGCAAATGCGTTATTGGGATAAAGCCGGTACAAAAGATGCAGGGGCATATTCGGTAGGTGTTCTTATGGGGAAGGATATGGATGACAGATTCTGGGTGTTGGATGTGGTAAGAGGTCAATGGAATACATATTTGCGTGAGCAGGTGATGAAAAGCACAGCTGCAATAGATGGACTTGGTGTTTTGATTGGCATAGAACAAGAGCCGGGTTCTGGTGGTAAGGAATCAGCTGAGAATAGTGTTAGGAATCTGGCAGGACATAAGATAAGGGTTGACAGACCTACAGGCGACAAAGCCCAACGTGCTGACCCATATAGTACACAAGTTAATGCCAGTAATGTGATTTTGCTTAAAGGTGCGTGGAATGAGAAGTATGTGGATGAACTGCGGTTCTTCTCATTAGAAAACTCGAAATACAAAGACCAAGTGGATGCGTCTTCCGGCGCATTTAAGTTTGTGAGCAAACCTGTGATTAGAGCCGGTGGATGGAAAATATAAAAGGAGTAAAATAATGAATCCAATTACTTTTTGTCTGTTTCTGACACTTATTACAAATTTAGTTTTAAGTACATGTTTATTCGAAATGATATTTGCTATAATATTTCATCTTCTTTTGTATTTTATATTGAGATGGACTTTCAAAGGTGTGGATTGGAAAGGTATAAAATGCTAACTTATGAAGAATTACAACCAGTTTTGTATCGCATAGCATACATGTTTGCTAATTATAAATATGATGTAAATGAATTAATAAATGCTGTTTGGGTTATAGGTAATGTTCAAAAACTGCCTGATATTAGATTAGCATACAAACGTATTTACTATGATATGATTATATATATCAGAACACAGGAGGGAAGAAAGAAACAATCATACTCACAAAAACCAAGTACTAAATACAGAGCATACACCACATCTTATAATGCGGAAACAGAATTTGCAGATAATTATGAACATAGTACATATGAAATGTTTATGGGGAAGGAAGATGGTGGTTTTGCCAAAGTAGATTTCAAGGACGAATTGGAATCGTTTATGAAAAGAGTATGTAATAATTGTGAAGATAGATTAATTGTTAAAATGAGATTAGATGGATATACACTTAGAGAAATAGGGAAGGTAGTAGGTGTGGTAGAATCTCGAATCAGCCAAATACTGACAAACATAGGAGAAAGACTACTTGCTAACATTACAAGTAGTGGCATAGCATATAACAAAAAAGTTATAAAAGAACTTTGTAAGAAAGGAATAAATAATGGCAAAGAAAGCAGTTAAATCAACTAAAGTAATGATGACGAACACACAGTTCAAAGATATGACTACAATAGTTTCAAATCAGGTGATGACAATGCATCGGGAATTGTTGAATCGCTTGACGAATGCACAGACGGACATAGACAATGCTTGTAATTATCCAGTAAGTTTGACCATTGATGATTACAAGACATTCTATGACCGGATGGGATTGGCTAAACGAGCAGTACAAATATGGCCTGATGAGTGTTGGCATTCGGCCCCTAAGATTTTTGAGGAGGAATCACCAGAAGAAACACCATTTGAGAAAGCATGGAAAGAATTGGAAGTCAAACGGGCATTGTTTTCTTATTTGCACAAAGTTGATGTTTTGAGTGGCATAGGTGAATTTGGTGTGCTTTTGTTGGGGTTTGACGATGGACTTACTTTGGATAAACCTGTAGCTGGTGTAGACCAGACAACTGGTGAGATTGATGAGAAAACAAGGAAGGAAACGAAGTTGTTATACATAAGAGCATACCATCAGGGTGTTCTTACTATTAGCAAAACAGAACCCAACATCATGTCCCCACGTTATGGTATGCCCACCTATTATACCATACAGTACAAAGATACTGGAACAACGAATTTAACATCTTCTCGTGTTCATTGGACACGGGTTTTACATGTGGCCGACAATCGTGAGTGTAGTGAAATATTGGGTGTGAGCAGATTACAACCAATTTACAATAACTTATGTGACATAAAGAAGGTGAGTGGTGGAAGTGGCGAGATGTTTTGGAAAGGTGGCTTTCCCGGTTATTCTTTTGAACTAACACCAGAAGCTCAAGCTATGGGTGCAGAAATAGATGTTGACAGTGTCAAAGAACAAATGGTAGCATATAGTACAGGATTACAAAGATGGTTGTCACTTACGGGAGTAACAGCCAAGAGTTTGAATCCGCAGGTGTCAGACCCTACAGGACATGTAGATATACATTTCAAGTTAGTAGCTGTGAGTCTTGGTGTACCTTATCGTGTGCTGTTGGGTAGTGAGGAAGCTAAGTTAGCATCTGTACAAGACAAACGAACTTGGAATAATCGTGTAGCCAGAAGACAGAATAATTATTTGTCACCCATGGTCTTGCGTCCGTTTGTTGATCGCTTAATTGCCGTAGGTTGTTTGCCAATTCCCAAACAGTACACAGCGGTTTGGCCTGACTTGAATGCAGCTACAGATGATGATATATCAAAGATAGCTTTGACCAGAACCACAGCATTTGCTCAGTATATAGCTGGTGGTGTGGATAACTTAGTACCACCGTTACAATACTTCACCAAGATACACAAGATGAGCGATGCAGAAGCTCAGGCTATCGAAACGGAAAGGACTAAGTATGAGAGTGAATTACGTCCCGAAGAACCCAAAGATGAGGGTGGGAACGAAGACAAGGATAAGGATAAGAGCAAGGACAAAAAGAAGGAAAAGTAAGCAAATGGAAAAGGAGAATTGCCAAGTGTTTTGTTCATCCCCCGCAACGATTCTCCTTTTCTTATTTTTTTCTTACTTTTATTAAATGGAAAGGTTATAATAGAGGTAGGCATAAGAATATAGTATTGAATAACAGTAGGTGGTATTAACTTATGATTATTTCGAAAGAATATACAGTAATATCTCGGTTGGCTGACTTAGCAGGGTTGGGATCGCATAATGTCCACTTCACTACGAGTGATGACAGTAATATGTTTGTGCATTCGATAATAGTAGAGGATGGCGAACAAGCACCACATCCAGATGTGCCTATTGGTATTTATGTAGGGAGTAAATGGTTACAAAACAACTTGACAGACGAAGAAATGGCACAGTGGGCGGCTTTGCGGTTGTTAGGGAAGTTAGACAAACCCACGACATGTAAGGATAAATTCAATAATATTACGTACTATGGTGGAGAAGCATTGTTACCATTAAAAAGAGGTTCTGATGGGAAGTTGGGTGTTTCTCAAAAAGAATTTAAGGTTAACATAGATTTAGGTGTAAGAATATAGTATTGAATAACAGTAGGTGGTATTGAAGTATGAGTTTGAAAGAAATGATAGCACGTAAAGCTATGTTGGGGTTGACGGATGAACAACTGAAACTTTTTGAGTTTCGAGTGTCTCAAAATCCTGCAAAGGTTTTTGATTATATATTTTCTTTGTCTATTGACATAGATAAACATAAAGAAATGAGGTTTTCATCTCCTACAATATTTACAACAGTCTCGTCAGCAAGTTTAACTTTTAACAATAGTATTGAAGTAGGTATGGAATGGTTGAAAGCTAATTTGAGTGACGAAAATATGGCTGAATTTGCAGCTTGGCGATTAGAAGGAAAGATATAATTATGGACATATACGAAGAAATACAATTAGAGGCATTCGATGCATATCTAATGTCAAAGCCTCAAGGACCATGGATAGACACACCTGTACATATTGTGGAAGGTTATATGTCGCCTATTATTACACATAGTTTATCTGGAATAGAGTCTATAATAACTGTCGGTGAGGATTGGTTTACGGAAGAACAGTTGGCCGAATTGATGGCTATGCGTTTGAAGGGGGAGTTAATAATTGTGAGAGAATGTGATAAGGTTTTGTTATGCAAATCTGCTACGGGTGGAACTCTTTTTGGAAATCAAACTAATTTTGGTGGGTTTGTTGCAGCTGATTATGCAAAACAATTTAAGAATTTTGCAGATTGTGGTGTGAAAGCAAAAGATGCAATGGATGCACTTGCTGGTGCATCTAATATATTAGTAGGGAAAACAAATGCTTAAAACAAATGTAAAAAGAATCGACCCATCAAGAACAGGATTATTAAGACGCAGTTTCTTAGCAGAAATGAATCGCCGGTTTGCTAAATTGTATCGAGAAATAAAAAAGCTAATTGTAGATGACGATGCTTTTGGTTTGAAAGTACGAACACCTTTGGTAATTATGGCCACACCGGGACAGTATGCTTTTGTGTCTGACCCTCAGAAGTTACAGGCTTTCCATACTTGGTTACAAGACCAAATCAATGCTGTAGTCTTTATAGTATCTGGTAAAGGTAAGATTGGACAGCCTTGGACTTACCAGTATATTGAGCCAGCCTTTCGTAAAGGTGTTGGGCGTGCCTACTCCGATGTAAATAAAGAAGTGCTGGCATCGTCACCCGAATGGTATACAGGTAGTCGTGAGCAATTTCTAAAGACAGCCTTTAGCCAGCCTACCACGATGCACAAAGTCGAGTTATTGAGTTTGAGGGCTTTTGAACAGATGAAGGGTGTTACTGCTTCGATGAGCCAGCAGATGAGTAGGATATTATCTACAGGTTTAATCAGTGGTCAAAATCCTTTAGTGATAGCCCGTGAGATGCAAAAGTCTATATGGGGTTTGTCCAAGAGCCGGGCACGTATGATAGCAAGGACAGAAATAATACACGCACATGCTGAAGGTCAGTTAAACGGATTTCGTTTGTTGGGTGTAGAAGAATTAGGGATTATGGCTGAGTGGTCAACAGCAGGTGACGACAGAGTATGTGTTTTAGGATGTAATTCTAAGGTGCTTACTAAAAATGGAACAAAAAGAATAAAGGATGTTAAGGTTGGTGATTTTGTTTTAACACACAAAGATAGATATAAAAAAGTGGTAAAAACATATCATCGAAAAACTGAAGAGGAAGTTGTCAGAATTACTTTAACTGGGTGTTTATTTCGTAATACAAGACAAATTACAATCACTTTGAATCATCCCGTATTAGTAAATAGGAAAGGTAAAATTAAATGGGTGTGGGCAGGGAAGTTAAGGAAAACCGATTTGCTGTATTATTTCGCAAGAAAATGTCCTGTATGTGGTGAGAATATGCCGATAGGGATTAAATTTTGTAGTCCTAAATGTGCTATTAAGTTTGGGAATAAAGTAAGATGGGATTGTCCTGAACAACACACGAGGTTGTCTAATTTGAATAGAACTCGTGTGTATTCTTTGGAAACGAGAATGAAGATGAGCAAACCATTAACTGAGGAACATAAAAAGAATGTTAGCATAGGACAGAAAAAATCGTATAAAAATCATCCAACTCACTACAAAAATCTTGTCAAGGCTAATAGAAAGAAAGCAAAAGCTGCTGATTGGGGGTGGAAAAACAAAAAACGCTTAGCTGTTGCTTTGAAAAGTGCCCATAAAGCTTTAGGTGAAAAACATAATGGAAAGACTTGGATTGAAAAAAAGGTGGAATGGTGGTTGAAAAAAATTAAGGTAAAGTACGAAGCCCAAAAATATTTTAGGTTTGAGGGTAAAAGAAGATGGGTTGATTTTTACCTGCCTGATTATAATTTAATTATTGAAGTCGATGGTGAATGTTGGCATCGAAAAAGTAAGAAAGAAGATAGAGATAAGGATAGGATTGCAAAGAGATTTGGACACACTACTTTGAGACTTCCCGGTAAAATTGTCAGAAACAACTTTGGGGAAATTATAGAAATTATAAACAAAGCAATACATAATGGATGTTTTGTTGAAGTTCCCATTAAGAAATTGGAGATATGGAAATTGCAGAAGTTACAACCAGTATATAATCTTGAAATTGAAGATGATAATAGTTATTTGGTAAATTATATGGTT